ACCATCTTCATCTGTTGCAAGTCTTCTTGCTTGACTCATCATACCTCTTGCACTCGTATTAGCCTTTGCAAGTTTATTTGCCCATATCATATCTTCTAGGGTCACTTCAGTTCCAGAAGCAATGTCTTTACAGATTGATTCCAATCTCAGACGATATTTTGTAGATAACATAAACTAATATATGTAATAAGTATATACTATATATTGATTAAAAAGATGGTTCTAAATCAGATATGTGGTCTCCAAAACAAACAGAGTATGTCAAGTCCTCTCTCCAATAGGATCTGTATATCTTATCCCAGATTAAATCAAACTCCTCTTGATTTAAATTTTTAAAGAGGCATTTGTCTTCAATGTAAATGTGATAGGAAGCTGTCTTTGTCATAGTTTTACTTGTTTACAAACCAAATAACTATTAATTGTTTTACATGAGAATGCTTTATCTCTACTTATCTTTCCTAATAAAAAAGTAATTGAAATCAATTGAATCACTATCACGAGTGGTATTCCTACCTTTAATAATGTTTTTGCTTTAGTGGTCATAATGTAATCATTGTCATTGCATGTTGTAATTCTCTAGCATGTTCAAGTTCATCTTCTGCGATCTCTGCTATCCTCTTATCTTCTGGATGATATGAAAGATACTTGATGTAAGTTTCATATGCATGTTTTTCAATCTTCATGTTGATATCATAAGCGTCAAGAGGATCGAGAACATAATACCCAACCATGATCCAATAATAAAGTATAACAAGATGTTTGGCAAAGAACCGATCAATCCAGTATTTATTGCCCTCCCTAGTCTCCATCTCTTCCAAGTGTTCCGTTTCATTTAATGCCTGATAGAAATGTTCCTTCATCAAGTATATATGTTCTTCACCACGGAGGCCAAGAGATTCTCTTAAATGTAATACACTTATGAACGCAAAATATGGCGCTCGTGCGATTACTTCTAGAACCCAGAATCTTTGGGCTGGTCTGTTGCGATACAAAAAATCAAGTATTGCAACAGTAACATTAAGAACAGCAGAGTTTAATTGTTTCATTTAATCTCCTTAATTGATTCCAAAGAAAAAGGATGTTCCTGTAGATACGGAACATCCTCTCTTGCGTGTCTTACTGCTTCAAAGGCGTCTTCAGCATATTCACCAATTTCATGGTGTTCATTTTTTTGGTCGTGCCAACTTAGTGTGTAGTGGGACATGATAGTTTCAACTCCAGTACATTATTATTTATAATAACACACTAGGTATAATTACGCATCAAATATGTGGACTCACTGACATCATTCTTCGATTTCAAAGAACCATTTTATGTGTTTAATGTAATCAAATGTGCAGCCTATATCCTTGTCACAGTTAGTATCATACTTTCTGTCACATAAAAACTTTCTTAATTCATAAACAGAATTAAATTTACCTTGATGTCTTTCCTGTTCGTCGTATAGATGATACTTCATCAACAGTTCTTGTTCAAGTCCTCTGCCATGTTACCACCTATATCAGCTCCCTGATTACCACCAAACATCGCCACCCAACCAGCAGCGACCCAACCAACAAAGGGAATAGTACTAAGAGTAGGAGCAGCACTAGCACCAATCGATGTACCCACCAAACGTCCTGTTCCTTCTGCACTTCCAATTGCTTTGATACATTCTTCACTTTTTCGTGCGGCAGTTATATCTGCTGCCTCCTGTTGAGTTAAGCCTGGTGTTCCACTCAACCAAGACCTATGATTAGAAACTGGGCCACCTTGATTAGTCTGACCATCCATAAAGTATTCCTCTGCAATCTTAGTAGTATTGTTTGACAATCCTAAGAATCCAGCCTTCTCTTTGATGTCCTTGGTGATGTATGCAGTCTTTGGATCATTTGCTTTATATGAAATAGCATACCCTTCTTCCGATACACTTACTTTATATGATGTATATGGGCCTACTGGCACATTGATATTAGGTAACTTACTTTTTTCTCTAGTCGCAATATAACCAATCATTCCAATATGTGAGACAGCAAAAAGACTGCCAACAATACCAAAAGAAATCCACTTTATCTTATTCATTTTGAGTCGGGGGTGATTTTAATTGGTGCTGATTCGATTCTGATTGTCTGTGCTGGTGCAGTTTCTGCCGCCTTTGCAATCAAGAACTCCATGTCTTTCTTAGATATATTTGCACTACTACCACCACCACTCTTCTTATTACCAGCTTGAACGCCAAAGGTTGCTAAAACTCCTGTAAATACCGATGCTATGAAAGTTGGGTCAATTTTTTGTTCCTGTTTATAGCCTGGAATCTCAACGTAGTTCAAAGTTAAGATTGCACCCGCCCATATCATCACGCCAAGGCGAACAAATGTACTAAGTATTAATAACTGTTCTTCTTTATCATCTACTGCTTCTTTGAGTTTTCCAAAAGGCCCTTTCTTTTTAGGTTCATCCTTTTTAACTTCTTCAGCCATGATTATGTTATGATCTCAAGTTATTTAGTCAACCAATATCTTGTAACTTTTCTACGACTGTTGACGCTTGCATAGGAGCAACATCATTTAAACCATTTGCATCGAACCAAGGTGCGTTTTCCCAGTCGAATCCTTCACCGAATGTGTTGTCGGCATTTGCAACATACCAATGACAAGCTGCATCAGGAATATCAACCGCACATACAGCCCAATCATCTGTCCATTGAGGGACTTGTACCCAGATGACTGGTTCAGCTTCATACGCATATGCGGTTTTACTTACTCCAAATAACAATACAAACACTAACAACCAAGAAAATATTCGAGGAATATATTTGATTGATGGAGGATGTTTGTATGTCTCCATAACGTCGTGATAATTCATTAGATTAATCCTGAGTAACCAGCTATTGTGCCTATCATTATAAAGAAACCGAACTCCATGAGTTCGTAGTATGGACTATAGAATATTTTTTTCATGCGAAAGCGATGTTACCTACACCTGACACGATGTAAAGTGCAACTACTGATGTGAATAGAATGTGATACATTACGTTCCTTGATATACTGGGGTCATTATTCCACCACCCTGATCATCATCATCGTCATCTTGAGAACCCATTAAGAGTTCAAAGAAGACAAGAATTCCTATGGGGTAGAAACACCATAGGATTGCCATGAAGGGTGATATTTCGTGTGTCGCAGATAACTCTGACATCTATACGAAGCCAGGGATAATCTGTCCTGTTGTTAAGTATGCACCTATACAGGCTACAATACCTAACATTGCTAATCTACCATTGAGTTGCTCTGCAACTCTTTTTGATTCCTTATCAGACATTAGAATATGCCTGGGATGATGTTACCTGTTGTTGCGTATGCGCCTACTGCTGCAACAAAACCGAGCATAGCTGCCCAACCGTTAAATCTTTCTGCTTCTGGAGTCATTAGTTTGTACCTTTTTTGAATTGTAAATTGTGAATTGAATTTCATTTGTCAAAATAAACCTGGCGCTATCCATCCGAATAGACCGTAGTTGATTGTGCCGATTACTAGACCAAGCATCGCAAGACGACCATTGACTAGTTCTGCGTACTTCCAATAAGGATGTTTTGTGTCCATTAGAATACGCCTGGAATGATTTGACCTGTGGTTGCATATGCACCGATGAGTGCAACGAAACCAATCATAGCCCAACGACCATTGACTTTCTCAGCATTCTGAGGATAACCATCGTATGAAACTGATTCATCGATATATGGGCGAGTTTCAGTTGGGAAAGCATTTTGTCTTCCGCCACTTTCTGTTGTTACAGTCATTTAAGTTTCATTAAGATATGTTACATTATTATATATACAATGTAAACTTTTGTCAAGTATTTTGTCGATATTCACACATACTATTAAGAAAATCTTAAGAGTTATATAACTTTTTCTTATAATCTGTTACAGTTCTGTATCATTCACCTAGAGTATGAACTACTGGTTGTTCATTTATTAATATTTCATACAACTCAATATCTTCTGCAGCTGATACAGGTTTAAACTCATTCTCTGCTCGAAACAAATCATCACGAACTGCTTGATTAATTACAATAGAACCATTCTCTCCAGATACAGAACGATGATATGTGTTTGTAGGTATAACTAATGCACCACTCTGTCGATTTAGATGCACGATATGATAAGGATATTTCCAGTCTCTGTTCACTAACTCAAAAGTTCTCTCTCCAGACACAACACGGTTGTGGTCTACTTGATGATAGTGTATATAAAATTGTTTCGCACCGACTTTATCGTCAGGTGGTGATATAGCAGGCCCTGTATGCACTACAAGGTCAGATGCATTTGAATCCTCTACGGATATGTCGTAAAAAATAACATCAGGTGTTTCTCTGAACACCCGATGTTTAACAAAATTAACGTCACTCATAACATAATTTTAGTTTGATTTAGAAAGTAAACTTTACTCCTACTTTTCCAGCCCAATCAACGTCATCTTCAGCAGTTACGCCAGAGATTTCACCGTAGAACTTATCATAAGAACCACCAAGGTATCCAATGAATTCTACATCACCGAACTCGTCAGCAGTTTCTGTGTGAGTAGCTGTAGGGCCACCAGCAACATACCAACCAATACCTGATTCAGTTGTTCCTTCGTATCCTACTACTGCTTCTAATCCACCAGATGAATATGCACCGTCAGGATATGAACCAGTTGCCTCTAAATTAACGTAAGGGCCTGCAAATGCAGCACCAGAGGCGAGTAGAGGAGCGGCAGCAAGTGCTGCAATTGAAGTTTTAAACATTTTTTTTAAAGTGTCTCGCAGATAATAAAAAACCTGCGGATGGAAAATCTTTCGACAAGACTTTTACATTCTACGCAGGGGCACGATCTTTCGATCCCATTGTTCTATGTAATTGTATTTATAGTAACAGAACATCATTCTTTTGGCAAGCGTTTACTTATCCTGACATTCTGGTGGAATGCGGCCGAGGTATGGATCATAGTCAAATAACTGACTTTGATCTTCCATTTGTGCGAGTTGTTCTTTCCAATGTTGCAAAATACCTTGATGACTTCCCTTGTGAAAGACTTCGATATGTTCTGGATGTATTGATGAACCGAGTTCAATCTTATAATGAAAGAGAGGTATTGCATAAGTACGACCACAATTGTAGATAAGATCATCAGCGACTGGTCTTGGTTTGACACCTTGATCTAAACGAAACTTATCACCAACACAATGATGTTCAATGAGTTTCTTAGCATGATGACGAGTAATCATATAACATGCAGTTGAGAAATCATTAACCCAACGGGCGTGCATACTCGCATAAACCACGCCTGGATTGATGATTGCAAGTTGAACCACATCCCAATCATATGGTAGTTTCTCTATAAACTCATCCCATGTGAATTTCCAGAAAAACGCAGTGTCAAAACTTACATCATCTTCGGCAAAGATTGCATAAGGTGTATCAGTGGTTTCATACCAATGTTTGATTGCTTTAAGATGTGATGTCACACATCCAACTTCACCAGATGTAACACCCTCTGGATAATTACTTTCAAGTATATGTTCAAGTTTATCATTACGTCCATCAAAGGCAGAGATACGAGTTGGATTGAGTTCCCAATAGTTACACATTGACTGCATTGCAACATCTCTTTCTGGTTGTCCATCAAGATTGATGTAGTAGAGAGGGCCAAAGTTCTTCAACTTATAAACAGCCTTGTTCTTCTCACCAGAGTATAAAGGCACTTCTGGTTTTGGTTTGTCTGCAATCAACTTTTGAATTGATGGTAGATAATGTTTTTGTAAAACACTCTTCCACTCAAACTGTTTTGCATACTCACGAATTTCATCACGATGTTTGATAGAGTATTCTCTGTTTCTTATAATCTGTCCTTCGACATAATCAATATCTTTAATCTTCTTCTCAGGTATGAGGGTGATGAACTTTTTGTCTAAATCTAAGTTTGCTCTTGCATATTCACTAATTACTACACCAAGACCAGCAGCAAATGCCTCCATGATGACAAGTGAATGTGCTTCACCATCAGAGAGTAGAACTAAATTACCATAGTCGGTAAGTT